TGCCGCTTCGACCTTCGCAGCGTCGAGCCGGCTGATGGCGCCTCCCACTCGGCCGATCGTGTTGGCCGCATCTTCCAACGAAGCCGTGTTGAATGTCAACATCACCGAGCCGCCACGGCCAAAGACCTCCATTGCCAGCCGGGTACGGTCCGCCTGGTTGCCCACGGCCTGTAGTGCGTTCGTGATCGCTCTGAATTGCTCAGCCGGGCTCATCTGCTGCAGCGCGGAAACGCTCAGCCCCAGCATCCGGAACGTGTCCGCGTATTCCTTCGTGCCGCTGGCCGCCTCGGACAACGCTCGCTGCGAGAATCGGAAAGCCGTGGTCAACGACTCGACGGAAATGCCCGCCAAATCCGCAGCCAATCGGAACGTCTGCAGCTCTTCAGTCGAGACGCCAATCCGATCAGCGCTTTTGGCGAGGTCGTCAATCGCGTTGATCGTGTCATTCACCGCCCCTGTGATTTTGGAGACAGCGAAGATCCCCGCCAGTGAGCCGGCGATTTTGAGCGCCACGCCGGAGACCTTGTCCGCGTAGCCTTGGACCGCGCCGCCGGCCTTGGACAAATCCTGTTGCAGCGTCACCGAAGATGCCGTGAGCTTGATCGCCAGCGTCGAAATTGTCTTAGCCATCGGTCCGCTTCTCCCTTCGCTGTCGCTGTCGCTCGGCTTCCCAATCCGCCCACCGCTGCCGCTCGGCTGCGGCGGCGGCCTGCATCTCTTCGTCGCTCACTTCAGCCGCCTCGTCGAAATACGGCCAGCAGAGCCCCGGCAGCGGCCGCCCGGCCGGCAGGTACGGCGCCAGCTGGTACGCCAGGGCTACGCTCTGCCGCAGGTCTGCCCGCAGCTCGCCCCACGGTTCGACCTCCCACCAGGCCCGCCACTCAATCCACTCGTCCCAGCCGATCCGGCCCGGCAGCTCGCCCAGCGTGCAGCCCAGCAGCGCCGCCATGCGATGCGCGAACTGCAACCGTTCGGACCGGCTCAGTCTTTTTTTGCCGCGTCGATCTCCTCCTGCTCAACGGCCGCCGATACCATGCCGTTCAGCCGCAGGGCGTGGGCTACTAGTTCGCTGATCGCGGAAATTTCGGATCCCAACCAGGTCCGCGCCTCGTCGCCGTCGAACTGCAACGCCCCGTCCTCGCCCACGATCGAAGCCGCCAGCAGATCGACGGCATACGCCCAGTTGGCCGGCTCCGTCATTTGCACCCGGCCGGCGTCGTCTCGGATCAGCCGATCAGCCCCCAGCGCAAACCGCAGCTTCTGCGGACCGTCAAGCCGTCGCAGCCGGACCATTCCGTCCCATGCGGAACACGACACGTCGACCGTAGCCGGAGATCGCCCCATCAATTCGGCCGCAGTCAGAATCCGTTTCTCGCTCATGCCCTACCCTTTTCGGTTTCAGATTTCCATGAATTGCACCGCCGCGGCGGCGATCTCTCGCCGGCGATCGGCGGACCACGTCAACACCACCTGCAGCCCAGCCTGGCCAGGGAAAGCAAGGATGTCTTCCTCTTCGACCACCAGGCACCGCTGCAGGAACTTCGACAACTCCAGCAGTTGGCCGGCCGTCCTCGCCGCCTGCCATTCGCCGGACTCGCTCAGCAACCCCAACGCGCGGAAATTATGGATCGTCGTGAACAGCTGCGGCGACGGCATACGCCGGATCCGTCGCACGCCGGCCGGCGTGGCGATCCACAAAAAACGCGGCCGCATGTCCACAGGGACAGCGGCCGGTTCGGAGAGGACGCGATCTTCCGTTTTGGTCTCGCTCACGATTCGCCCCTTGAATCGTTCGGTCTGCGGTAGTCAGTGCGTTACGCAATCGAGCTGGACGAGCCCTCCGTGCGCGTAATCGCCCCGGTACGGACGAGGGTCACCTTCCGCTTGAACGCCCCGCCAACGGTCAGCTCCTCCGGTTCGAGCTTCGTCACTTTCGCGGTGAACTCGTCGGTCACAGGGACCGCATGCGGTGTAACGATCTGCAGCGTCAACTGCGTTTTCGCGTCGAAGGCCTCATCGAGCGCGTGGTGATTCAAGTCGCCTGGATCCCAGAATTGGTTGACGACGATCTCGCTCTTCTGCTCGATTCCCAACAGCGGAACTTCGAGCGTGTCAGCAAGGGCCGTGCCATCGATTTCCTGCCGGATGCGCGGCGGCGGCGTGATACCGATCACAAGCTGTTGAGCGGTACTGCCGACGTTGAGAATGGTACCGTGAGCGATCTGTTTGACTGCGGTCATGTTTCGCGTCCCGTTTCAAAATTGGGGCTGTTGCTTCACAGCCCCAAGATTGCCCAGCGAAACGGGCAGCGCGCTCTGTTACGGCGACGAAGACGAAGCCGCGGCCGAGTACATCAGGACCTGGATCTGAAACGCGGCCAGATCGTAGCCCTCGTCGCCGAAGTTACCCTTCGGCACGTAATCGTCGGCGTGGTCTTCGACGATCAGCAGTTGAATCGTGCCGTCGCCGAATGCACCCTTGGCACAGTCCAGAGCCCGGATCAGCTCCGCGATGTCCTGCACTTCGCCGACGTCGTCGCTCCAGACTTCGAGATCCCATCGCTCTTCGTCTGGCGCCGTGCCTTGGGCTTGGTCGAGCGTCCGCTCCGACGACACACCGGCCCGGCCAATCCAGATGTAAGGCGGATCTGTCGGCTGCGGCACCGATCCGACGTGGACGTGTGTCCCCACGGCCGCGGCGATCGCCACCTGGTCGAGCAAAAATGAACGGAAATCGGAAGCGAATTGCGACACTGTTATCCTCCCACGGCCAGCTTGGCGACTTCGGCGTCAACTTCAATCGCCAGTTTCTTGGCGAACTCCTGCGCGGCCGCTCCCGCCTGTGAGTCGGCCGCCCGGCGGATCGGATGCTGGCCACGAGTACCAGGATGATGGACCACAGAATAGACCAACACTCTACCTCCGCTGCGATTCCGAAGGATCAGCATTCCGCGTCCTTCCTTCGGGATCCGGTGCGGCTTCGTGTTCTCTTCGACGAAATGGATCGGCACCAGGTCCCCGCGGCCGGAGATCCCGCCCCGCCCGCGGCGGAGCTTGCGGCGATTCTTGACCGTGTTCTGCTGGCCGGTGATCGACACGACTACCTTGCCGGCCTGGTACGACTTCACCCTCTGAGCCAACGACCGCTTGAACAGCCCCGTCAATCGCGGTGCGTTCCGCTTGGCGGCCTTCACGAACAACGCCCCACCGGCCCGGACCGCTTTCGACATACACCGCTTCTGAATCCGATCCGGAAACTGAGTTAGCCGCTTCCTCGTTTCAGCGAGTCCCTCCAGTTCGATCGTTGCCGCAGGTCCCGCCACGTTACACCTCTTCCTTGCACAGCAGCTCCAACTCCACTCCCACATTCTCGCTGTCGATCACAGCCCCGATGTGCAACTTCCGCGTGCCGAACATCAGATAGTGTTTCGACGTGACACCGTGCGAAGGATAGAGCGTCAGGTATACGCGGTGCGTGGCCTCCGGGAAAATCTGCCGGGCCCGGATCAATTCCAAGGCCGTTAGCTGTTCGATGGCCGCAGGCACGGCCGCATAAATCAGCGTATCGGAGCCGCTTCGCCGGCCATAGGAATCGAGCCCCGTGGCCGGCAGGTAGACATCAACTTGGTGCCGCACTCGGCCTGGTTGGATTTTCAGCACAGCTCGCCTCCTACGGTCCGGGGCTACTACTGCTTGATGCCGGCGCGGCAATAGCTCGCGTCACATCTGCGTCGACCGTCAATTCCCCTTCCGCCACGGTTTTGGTTTTCCACTCCGCGTCGAGAATCTGAAGATCGTACTTCCAGCGTTGGCCAACCGATAGCTCGGCCGTGGCGGCAGCCTCAATCGCGATCGTGACCGCCGTCCCTTCCGCGTTCACAGTCAAACTTCCATCAGCCGCCGTCGCGTAATCATCGCCGTTGAGCACCTCCAACCCCACCGCTTCGGAAATCTGAATCTTGGCGGCAGAGTCAGCCTCGCGCTCTGGCGTGGCCTTCACCGTGAACCATAGATAAGTTCTGCCGGTGATAGTCAATCCAGTCAGTGTTGCAGAAAACGCATCCCCGCGGTGAATCGTCAGGTCTTCTCCGTCCAAAGCATCGGCGACTTGTGCCGCTGTCTGTGTCAGTGTGCGTTCAGAGTTTGCCCACACTTGCGCAGCCGTTGCGCCTCCCGTCACGTCGGCGGGCCGCTTCGTCACGCCGTAGCCCTGCCACACAATCCCCCCGCCATCCACGCCGCCCACGGTGGCCGCGATTCGGAGCTGCAACTCGTCGCCGTCTGTGATCGCCGGCAGCGTCACAGCGGCTCGATAGATTCCGGTAGCGAGATTGGTCACCGTGACCGCGGCCGCGTTGTCAACTCCATTCAGCACCAGCACGCCGGTCGGCAGCGCGTCGGCGTCGACCAGGCCGCCCGTGGCCGGATCACTCACGAAGAATTGGACGGTGACTGTCTCGCCTGTCTTGTGCATCAGAGTGGCCCCCGCACGATTCGAGAATTGAGAATCCGGCAGGTATCGACGGTTGAAGCCAGCAGGATGTTGGTCACGACGGCCGCCACCGGCTCCTCGTAGGTGATTCGGACCAACCCCTGCGCTCCGTAGCCGCCGGTCGAACCCGCTCCGGCCCCGCCGCCACCGCAGCCGTAGCCCACCGCGTTGGCTCCCGGCTGGCCGTTG